TCATGAATGCTCATTCGTGTACGCCTCCTCTACCGCTTTGTCGATGTCCTGTTCAGAAGCGTCAAGACCTAGCGACTTCGCTTTCTCGTGAAGCAGAGCCACCGCACGCCGCTTCTTGGACTCGTTAGTCTCGTCCTTGTCCGCAAGCGATAGAACCACTTGCGTTGCAAAAGCTTTTAATTGTTCCATTACTTGGCCTCCTGACCTTCTGCCGGTACTACAGATACTGACTCTGGCACCGCTGAAGATGCCGGAGCGACAGCTGGGGCCGCAGAACTAGCAGATTCTGAAGCTGCCTGGTCAGCCGCTTTATCCGCTTGCAGCGCCTTAATCTGATCCTCTAGCGCCTTGATCTTAGCCGCCTTGGTGGTAATGAGTGCCGGGTAAGCTAACGCCTGCTGGCTGTCACCGATACCTTCTGTGGTTGGATCAACGGCTACCCCGACAATGGTCAATAATGCAAACACTGCATTGACCACTGCAGTGAGCTCCTTACCCAAACTAGCAAAATCCCAGTTGTACCCGAAGACTGCCGCCACCGCTTGAATCACCAACAAAGAAGCTGGCACAACGGCCAGCCAGAATTTGACACTCAATACTCGTACTTTCCAATTAATCTTCATGGTTATCTTCTCCTTTAATGCCTACATGGTCTTCTAATCGAGTGATTCTAACCGAATGGCTACCGAGCTCGTCATCGTGTATCCTCAGATGTTGTCCCAAGTCTGCCAGCGATTGTTCATGCAGTTTTAACTGACGATTAATTGTCTCTGAAAGCATTTGAATATCAGAACGCAATGGATCTAAGGCAATCTTTTTGAACAGCCAGCTGCCCGCGCTCACACCCACCCCTATGATTGATATGAACTCCGCCCAGTCAGCCATCGTGTATCCAAAAAATGTCACTTTCTCACTTCCTTCCATAAGGATGTAACGGCTAGTTATAGTTGACTCAATTTCCCGGTGTTTTGCTGCTATCTGTGCCCTCTTTTTCAGAAGTCAAAGAATCCTCTGTGTCATAAAGCAATTGCTGAAATTTGGCAATGTCAGCTCGAACTTCTTTCTTGTTCGCGTCATAGAGTGCCTGATTCTGAATTGACTGATTGACCGTATTGGCTCCATTTCCTTCTTGGTCAATAGTTGCGTTCAAATAAGCGACCTGAACATCACCAATGGTGGATGTACCTGTGAGACTGATGCTCTTGTTAGTTTTCAATGTCATGATTACTTCTCTCCTTTTTCGAACGCTTCGTACAATGCCAAATATGCATCAAGATCGGGTCCGCCTATTTCGTTCTCATCAACGTAGTCACTGATGATTCGCTGAACATCGTCAATGTGATTCACATAGGTACCACCTTCGATTTCGGCCTTCTGCTCAAGCCATTCACCATGAACCTTGTTGTACTCACGAGCTAGGTCGGGATTCAGCTGAATATTACCGTTCGAATCTGTTTTTGATTCTCCGTTCTCGTCTTTAAGAGCATACTGAGCGACTAAGGCTTGCTCATCCTCACCAGCAGATTTCAAAGTTTGCTTTAACAATTTGATGAACTTGGCAAGCGCCAGAGCATCCTTGCCCTTAACTTTTATTTGTTCAACAAGTCTGTATACGTTAGCAATATTTGTATTTTCAAGTGTGATTTTCATGTTTTCCTCCCAAATTAAAAGCGCCAGCTTATGCCGTCGCTTTGAGTTCATCGATTTCAGTTTTCATTTGTGCCAGCAACGGCAAGAGCGCTGCCGCGATCCGGTCATACTGGATCCCTTCAAGCTCACCATCTGGCCCACGGACAACCAGATCCTCAAGATCGGCAGCTTCCAAATCCTCGGCAATCAGGCCAAAGTTTGTCTGTGGTAACTCTTTTTGCTCGCCGCTTGCATATCGCTCCATGGCTGCCTTGTCCAGCCAGTGAGCGTTTGGCACGGTCAGCAACCGCTCTGCCAAATCGGTCGACCGGGTTCGCTCGATGTTGACCTTGTACTTGCTGGCAGACGTGCTGCGGACGAGAGCACCATCAGAAGCAACAAATACGTTTGGAGATGATGAGGTTGTTTTTGACCACGCAGAAGGTATCTGCACGTATTCAGCTTCAATGTTAATGCGTGTTCCTCCAGTTAATCCGCCTTTGTTGTAGCCAACCATAATAGATGGAACGGAATCCATTCCCAGACCTATTGAATATGATGAGCCTCCGATGATTGTCACACCACGATTAGCGCCACCCACAACAGTGTCATAGTTTTTTGAAATCGAAATACCACTGAAATCTTTTTGGAAAAGTGGTACCCCACTAAGAAAAGAGTTGTTTTCTCCAGAAACAGAGACGGTTAAAACATCACGGCCTACGATTTCAGCGCCCCTTCCAAGAGTTTGACTTGATCCGACATTATCGATAGTCAAATAAGGTGTCTGATCCGTGTCAAAAGCATAGGGTTGGGTAAATGTCATTGATCCGCCCTTAAGCAAAACACTATTGTTGCTGTCCGTTACTGATATATATTTTTGGTCGACGTTGATATCAATGTTGTTGTCAGTTGAGTGTATGCGGCCTTTCTGGAACTCAACCATCCCTGTATTCAAATTGATGGCCAAGTTAGCGCCAGAAATCGTGCCAGTCACAATAGCTGATGCGTTCAGGTTGATCACGTTGAGATTGGCCGCATTCAACGTCCCGGTGGTGATCTTGTCAGCAGACAAACTTGAAATCGCTGCTGAGGGGATGAAGGCATTGCCTGTAAAGACAACTGTTGGTGCATCTAGAACAAGCTTGCCGCTTTGAATCAGAGTGCGGTTGGCTTCCAGATTGATCTGACTGATCGCATTGCCCTTGGTGACACGCAAGTTGATCGCATCTTGAAGCTGCGTGATCTGTGATGAGTTTGCGGAATCGGGTGAGTAGGAACCAATTGTCTTGGCCGCCACCAACATAGGATGCTGCCAACGAGAGCAAGCTTTCCCGCTCGTTACAAAGGCAACATTTGCAAATCTTGCTCCACTTGGCGGAGCCTGGTTTTCAATCTTTAATGTTTCCGTTTTGTTCAATGAGTTTGGGTCAGCCCACGCAGTTGCATATGATATGCGCGGATCCGTTTCATTCGCAAAAAACTGCAAAACTATTCCCAAACCATTTTCGGCAACTTCGGCATTGATGACATCGACAGACACTGAATATCGGGTGTCAGAAGTTATTGGAACACGCTTGGAATTTGAATAAGCCCATCCACCAACACCTTTGCCACGAGTGTCGATAGCCAGACCGCGGTCAGAGCCTTCTGCCCACGTGGCGTTCGTTACATAAAAATAAGTGTCATTGATGTTATCCCAACCATCTCCATTATTGGAAAACTCTGAATTGTAGATCAAATTTTTTTGACCAGCGTTGCCGACATAACTTGTGAATTGATCAGACAGCTGTGTTTGTTGAGACTGCAAGCCAGTCAATTGATTTGTTGCAGTCTGCTGAAACCCCTGCAAAGTTTGCAGTGCTGCTGTCACCTGACCGTGGTTGCTTGCCACCGTGGTCGTCAAACCGTCAACCGTCAGCTTCAAGTTAGAAAACTGAGTGACAGTTGCCTGCGATGTCGTGTCTAGTTGCAGATTGAGATGGCTCAATTTGAAGACGAAGGGGCGACCATCTGGCACGTTGCCAAATCTCAAAAGCAAATTGTCGTCGCCCTTGGCGGTGAAAGTCAAAATAAAGCGTTTGTCTGTAACGTTCGGCTCCAAAACTGCATGGTTGTCAGCATCGAAGCCGAGATCTACACCACGACCCCACCCATAACCATCATTTGGGTTGAAATCCGGAGCTTCCCAGTCGACGGTCAACAGGTAATGATTGCCTGCCACTGTTGGTAATGTGGTACTGAGCACTTCAACATCGGTAATGCCTAGATAATGAATGGTGTTGACAGTATTGGCGAAATCAATTGACTTCACCGCACTATTTGCTGGTGTGTTTTTGTCCCATGTCCGCAAATCTTGCCAGCTACCCTTAATTAGGTTAGGCCGGTCCTCAACATTCAAGCGATCAGCAACTTGACTAAATTGAGCATTGAACTGACTGGCAGTCGCCGTGATCTGTCCCTGCGTCCACGACTGTGTGGCATATGGCGTCAGCAGGCCGGTCACATCATTCTTGGTCATCGTCAAAGACAGCTGATCATTTGCAACCTTGAGATCAGCACGCAGTTGATTGACTGACCCATTGATGGTGTTAACAACACTTTGATCTGCTTTAAGTTGCAATCCATCGGCAGCCTGTTGAGCGAGCGTTTGCGCTGTGGTGACTTCGCCCGACAACTTGTTTATGTCCGTCTTGGTCGCCAATGTTGCAATCGTTCCTGCTAAATCATCGGTTTTAGTGACCAATGTAGCCACTGTCGTCTTCTGGTCTGTCGCAGTCTCCAAAGCAGAATTTGCAGTCGCCAAGGCGGTTTCCGCATCAGATGCTGCTGACACTGCTTGTGTTGCAAGAGCATTGGCCGAATCGGCTGCACTTTTAGCCGCCTGTGCAGTCTGATTGCTCATTGAAGCCAACTGTGCGCTACTATTTGCTTTTGCCACAGCATCATTGGCAGCTTGTTTGGCAGCAGCAACATCCGCGATTGCGGTGTCAACCTTCTTCTGAACCTCGGTGCCAAAAGCGTCACCGGTTTCGGCATTCCATTGGCCATCATGAAAGAGCCACATAATTGTCCCCTTGGCAGTCGTTTGATAGTATACGTCACCGGTTTTACCAGCAATATTCAGATCGACCGGCGATTGATCTCCCCAGCCTGTTGAATTCATGCCATTTGTCGCCTTCGCAATCACGACCTTATCAACTAACTCAATCTGTGACTTGATCTCGTTGACCCGGCTACTGAGATTGCTATATGCAACATCTGGCCGCGATGTACTGTCGTACGTCTGTGTTAGATAGCTATGATTTGACGGTTGCCAGGTATATCCAGTCAAACGCGCTCTCACATCAATATCATCAAGCTTGTGCGTGATGGTGACCGTATCGCCTGGCAAAACAGTGGTAGTGATGCTTAAATCCTTGTACTCTTCAGTATTCTCAAGCAACGCCACATTCAACTTGTACGTCCACTTGGCCTCATCAATATGACTTTCGGAGAACTCTTTCGTAGCGGCAGCACGAAGTAACTCGTACGCTTCTTTAACCGGAACAGCACCTTTTTGATCCCCTGTTGCCTGTGTTTCGTCAATGGCCTTGATGTCCTGATAGGTTTTGGTGCCAATCTTCGGTTTGCGATAATTGCCTAACTTGGGGCTGTCAACATACAAATCAGGCAGTAAAAGACCATTGTAGCCTTCTGGAAGCAGTCGCGTAATGATACCACTACTGTCCTTGGTCGCTTCGTATCCGGTCAAGTTGTGTGCATATTCAAAATGAACACCACGATCTTTTCCTAGACGAGGGTTGACGCTGAAACTAAAGTCCTGCCAATCGAATTCACCACCCCAGCGGTTAAGAAACGAGTTGTCATCCGTTCCCAAAAGTGCCTTGATGATTGACATTCTAACCAGCCGGGCATTGGTTACATTTCCGATTGTTGATAGAACTTTGAAGCCAGTTGGATAGTTGGCAGCGCGCATGATCTGATCAAGTGCGCCCTGGCCATCTTTGTCAACGATGTTGGTGTCCGCGATGAAATCATCGTTAAGATCCCAGAACACGTGATAAGCAGTGATGCTAAGATGACCCATGGACTTGATCACTTGCGCGATTCGAAAAGCAGCCTTGCCCCCCGGAACTGGCACGCGCACGATATTTTCAGCCACGAGGTCTCCAGCATGTTCGCTAAACATCGGATAATCGAACGTCAAGGTGAACTTCGCGTTGAGCTGCCAAGTGACGATATCATTGCTGATGTCGTCCAAAGCATAGCCGTGGTGACTGAAATCATTCTGGTCACGCGGATAGAGTTCAATATCGGTAATCATACATAACACCACCTAGGCTGCACTGTGATACTTGTGACGCCGGTCAAAATGACATGATTGACACCTGGCACAAAGAGCGGCCAATCACCCGCTGTCGAGGTTGTGATATCCTTGTCAGCCATGGTCGCCGTGTGTTTAGCACAGTCGAGAGTGACAGGCGCTGTCAGGCTGTCGATTGAGAACTGGTTCGTGTTCACGGAGATCTTGACTGTTCCGGACCCTGACACGGTGAGCAACGGTTCCGCTGCCACGTTACCGGGGTTCACGATGTCAAAGTTAGCCGTGAACGTCTTTGGATCAGTCATCTGATACTCAAGCGGATCCAAAGTGAAGCTGGGCTTGTAGGAGCCACTGACCTCCACATCGTCTACCGAAAACTCGCCGATTGTGACTGACTTGATGAGCCGATAGAAGTCGGGGTCATCACTCAACACTAGCTTCGACGCGGATTGCAGTAACTGCCGTGTCTTCCGCCATGACTGGTTGAGCGTCTTGAAGTCCACGAGTTTGAGTTCTGGCGACCAGGTGATATCTTTCCAGCCACGCTTCTCAGTCAGCGAGCCACTCAAGCGGCCAGGCACGTCTGTGAACTGCACATCGCGCTGAGCTGCGGGAATGTTTGGCTTCTTGGTAACCAACGTCCCCGGCACAGACTGGGCCAGAGATTGACCGTCCAGAATTAATTCAACCATCTGTTATCAAAGCCTCCTTCCATAGCTAAAGTTTTGAGTTGCATCCTGCTGTTTCAAGTAGTCCGAGGTGTATGGACCGGTGATAGTCGCAAACGTGCGGCCATCCACCTGCAGCGTAATTGGTCCCTGGGATGGCATATGAGCCGCAATAGCTGCACCCATCTTATTCCACGTATCATCGTTCAGCGGAATAACGCCCTCCGGCCCAGCTTCGCCACCAACCTGTGCCCGGCCATTGTTATTGGCAAACATAGTCGGCTGCGTCATAATGCCACCTTGCGCGTACCAGTCAATACCCAAATGAGGGATAGATCCATGCAAAAGATCACCAACAGACCAACCACTGGGTTGGATGCTGAAATGCGGCATTGGAATATGTGGCCAGTTGATACTGAAGTTGAAGAAACCTCGAATGGCGTCAATCGCTCCTCGAACGATATCTTTTGCAGTATTGATTGGCCCAGAGATTGCATTTTTGATACTGTCCCAGACGTTAGATGTCACAGAACTAACCGCATTCCAAGCACTTGAAACAGCATTTCTAATACTTCCCACAACATTTGAGATAGTCGATTTAATGCTGTTCCACACATTTGATACTGCACTTTTGACACTATTGAAAATGTTTGAAGTAGTCGAACTAACTGCGTTCCACGCATTTGATACAACTGACTTGACTGCATTAACAACATTTGAAACGACATTCTTGATATTGTTCCAAATGCTTGAAACAACACTTTTAACCTTGTTGAACACACTAGAGGTAACACTACTAATGGAATCCCATGCACTCCGGATCACGTTACCTATGCTGGCTAGGATTGGGCCAAAGAATGATTTAATACCATTCCAAACTTTGGTGATGATACCCTTAATTAAATTCATTGCGGTCGTAATAATGGTCTTCCAGATATTGAGATACGTACCAATAATGACAGCAATAGCGGTAATCGCCACCGTAAAGATTACTTTGATTCCATTCCATAAAGCAGAAAAGAAGGACTTAATACCGTTCCAAATTGACTTAATGACATTTACAGCGACTGTAAAAGCTGGCTTCAAAAAATTGGTAATGGCATTAATCGCAATCGTGAAGATTTGCTTGATACCATTCCACAACTGCTTAAAGAAACTGCTCAATCCGGTCCATAGATTCTTAGCAAAATTCACAATGCTTGTCCAAGCACTCTTCAACCAAGTAATGAAATTCTGCCATACCTCTTTGCCTGCTTTAGTTTGAGTAAAGAAGTATCCTAACGCAGCAACAACAGCTATGATGGCGGCAACAATTAAAGTAAATGGATTCATTCCCATTGCCAAGTTAAACGCCTTCTGCACTGCAGTACTTATCTTGGTAATATTATTGAATTCTTTCATAACGTTCACGACATTGTTAATCGTCTGTACTGTTTTGAAGGCTGCAAAAAAGACCCCCACAGAAACAGCAAGCGTCTTAAATGCAGTCGCATGATCTTGAATTGTTTTCAAAGCAGACACGACAAGCTTAAATGCTCCAACAACACCGTTAGATAAAGTATTAATCATGTTAGTCAGATTAGCCTTGCCAAGCGATGTGATAATGTTCTGGATGCCTGTCACAATATTGGCTTCTAAATTGCCAAATGCCCCCTCGAAGGTAGCCGTGGATGCAGCTGCATCTTTCGCAGCTTTAGTCATCCCAAGATCAGAGATGGCTTGATTGAACTCACCAGCGCTGATCTCGCCTTTTTCCATTGCATCGCGAAAGTTACCTGTGTAGGCACCGTTTTTCTTCATTGCTTCTTGCAACTTACCACTGGCACCGGGGATTGCATCAGCTAGCTGATTCCAATTTTCTGTCGTTAACTTACCGGCTCCAGCGGTTTGAGTCAGCACCATAGCCACACTCTTGAAAGTATCGGCATTCCCGCCAGCCTGAGCATTGAGATTACCAGCAGCTTGTGTCAGGCCAGTATAATCTCTCACCCCATTAGCAGCCAACTGTGCGGTTGTATTGGATACGGTTGCTAGATCATAAACTGTCTTATTGGCATAGTCCTGAACAGCCTCACCGGCTTTTTGGATGTTTTCCTTGCCAAAACCCGCGAGCTTCATCGTCGAGTCAAACTTGTTCATTGAGTCCGACGCTTCTACCCCTTCACTGACAAGTTGACCGATACCCCCAGTCACTGCAGACACAGCATTAGATGCAGCTCCTGCAATTGCTCCTAGGGAAAGTTTCTCACGCAGTGTCCCAAGTGCACCACTACTGGCTTTTGCTTTCTCACCAAGACCAGACATTTGGTTTTCAAGATTTGCAACAGATGTCTTAGCGGTGTTCAGCCGAGTTGCCATTTGGTTAGCCTCAGCTGAGTTTTTTCCGTAAGCGGTGACCGTTTCCTTCAACTGTTGCTTCAAGTTATCAACTTTTTGCCGCGACAAGTCCATTTGTTCCGACAATTGCCGTTGGGCGGCAGCTGTCTTCTTCGACTCTGAAGCATTATCACCTAGTTGGGCATTTTCCAGTTTAGCCGATGAAGACGCGAGCTTAAGCTTAGAATCAAGCTCGCCCTCTTCCTGCTGCAGGTTACTGATATGATCTTTGGCATCGTTAGCTTTGGAACCTTGCTCACTGAGTTGGCTGTTAACTTGATCAAGAGCACCTTTCAGGTTATTTTCAACCCGTTGTGCATCCGCAACCTTGCCGACGAGCCGATCAAATGAAGAACCAGATGTTTCACCACGATCCTGCATTGTCTTCAATTGTTCAGACAGAATTTGTGTTCTTTTAGCAGCAGCTTCGGATTGAATTTGCAATTTTTGTTGTTCAGCAGCCAGTTTCTGAGTCGAACTAGCATTGTCATCCATAGACGATATCTGGGCTCGATATTCCTTTGCGGCCGTGTTCATCACGGCGTTGATGTCTTTCACTGTGTTAGCAAACTGTACTTGACCATTCATCTTGAAATCAAGAACAACGTTTTGAGTTTCGTCAGACATGATTTTCCTCCTTTCTTAATTAGTTAAAAAATGGAATATCGTCCAGTGTGACCTGTTTCCGAATGGGATTAGGTTTCTCTTTGTAAATACCATTAGGATTATTAATCTCGATATAGATTAGATATTGTTTCAGCCACAGATTCGGCGTTAATTTCATGAATTCTTGAAGCGAGTATCCCATCAGCGCTTTCGCCACATACAAATAAAAGGCCCAGGGGTAATCGTTATCCTCCTGGGCCTCACCTTCCTGTTGTGGCGACTTTATTTTTTTATGTCACTTAGTTGGAAGTTCTGCTCATTTAGAATATCCATTGCCTCTTGAATAACACTAGGAATTTCCGAAAAGGGAATAGCACGGTTCATCTCATCAAAGGTAGTTTCCGTACCTCCACCGACAAGTAAGCCGTAAACAAGCGCCCAAATGAGTTTCATGGTTTTCTGATCGCGATGAATCACTTTCCGTTTGAGCATAAGATTCAAATCCTTCTCGAATGCTTTGTAGCCTTGCCCATATGCGGATTCAATAGCGTCAATTGAGGCAAAAGTGAACGCTGCAGGTACCTTTGCACCTTGAATCGTGATGAAATGATTGTCTCGGAGCCTAACTAGATCAGAGAGCTTCGCCATATTCCTTTGTCCTCCTAATTAGCAATAATCGTTAATTCCCCGCCTTGTTTGGCAATCGTCTTAACTGATTGCGGGGCTACACTTTTGGGATCGGTTTTTGTTTTGCGATCGTTTCAAGCTGTTCTGGAGAAAAAATAACCTGCTTGAAAAAGTCGTCAACAGTCAGGTCAGCACTGTCTCGGGCTGAATTATAGCGTGAGTAGTAAATACTCGAATTACGCAAACCACCTGCGTTGTAGACGACATCAGGGTTGACTTCCTTGAATGACTCTTCAGAAGTTGCATGAGTTTCATTAACAGCAGGGTTAAGTGTACAAGACGTCAACCAGATGCCATCATGCTGTCCATTGGCCAACCATGTGTCAAAACCAATTGCAAACTCTGGCATTGATTGTGCAAGTGTGGATCCAAACTCGACCCCATGCTTCGCTGCGATGCCTTTCATTGCATCCAGAACTGCAATTGGCATCCCGATGTGGGTGTGTGTCACTTCAATACTGGTTTCTTGCGTGATTGTCCCGAACTTTTTACCGCTGGCATAAATGTCGTTCGACTTTCCGTTCCCTTTGAAGGCAATCTTTTTGATGTTCGGGATCCGGATAACACTTGTATCGAAGACCGGATCAGTAGATGCCGTCTCATTTTGCTTTTTCATAGCGAAAAACATATCGCCAATAGTGAGCTCTAGCTCAATATCGTTTGCTTTGCTTGGTTTATCAGACATAGCGATTCCTCCTATTTTTTCAATGCATCCATGACCGGTTTGACCATAGTCTGCATAATTGTATTTTTGTTGGCAGCAAAGGTGTTGTGAACATAATTGCGTGCCCTGATTCCTTGATGGTTCTTGGGACTTGTCCCATGCTCCAGAAAGAGCCACCAAAATGCATTTCCAAACGTCACTTGGATGTGATCGCCCTTGTCAACAACCTGTAGCTTATCTCTTAACGTCCCATAGGTTTGTGCGAGCGGAGCGTTAGGTTCACTTGGCAACTCGGGCCGGAGCTTGTCAGCAAATTGACTTGCTGCGGCAACAAGCCCTTCTTTCGACACTGACTCATCTACTTTGATACCACTGAGATACTTGGCCATTGTTTCAAAACCGTTGTTATTGACCACCCGCAATCACCTCGATGTACGTGTACAAATCCGTGATAGTTTCATCATTTTCATCGCCCGGAATGCCTCTGAATGATTGGAACGGGACATCATCAAACGTCTTGATGAACGGCAGTAGCTCGTCTTCAACGCCCTTTGTGTACAAAGACACCTGATACTCATTCACGATTAACCGTGTACCCGTGCTGGCTACTAGACGCTGAGTGTTTGTATAGGTGTATATCCAGTACGGATACTTGGCCGTCCGTGGTGCAACGTCTCGATAGACCGCACCCAGTTGCTTGAGTCTGGCCAGAAACTCGTCAAATGTGATCAACATAGTCCAGACTCAACTCCATTCTTTGATTGTCGGGCGTCTCGTAGATTCGTGTGATTTTGTAATCAGTTCCTCGGATCCGGACACGATTCCCACCCTGAGTAATCGACATATCCCGACGAATCAAAATGCGCAAGACGACATCCTGCTTGTTCTGCTGCGCGAGATATTTTTCAGTTGAGGTGATCCCAATGTCGGCGTAATACAAGACCCGCTTGTCTTCCCACGTTTGTTTTGGACGGTCGTGTGCGTCAACGCCGTCCTTAAGTTCCAACAGTGTGGCTATCCACCTGAGTTGGTTCGTTAGATTGACTGTCTGGGTCATCTGTTCTCACCTCCAAGTAGAAGATCGGCTCCAAGGCTTCAAGTGCCGCCGCTAGATCGTCACCGGCAGATCGATTGTCATTCATCACGGTAGCAACCATAAGCTGCAAGTATTTCACGCTATGGCCAACTTTACGCTGGACATACTTGTCAGCTGCGTCCAGATAGAATTGCAACATGGAAGGGTCCATGTCATCTTCCAATCGGATGTGTTGTTTTAAGAGATCTAACAAGGTTGGTTCTTCTTCAGATTTCTCGTCAGCCATCTTTGATCACCGCCTATCCTAGACTAGGTGGCGTTGTTGGCACAGTTGCGCCAGGTGCATCAATCGGATCACTGGCCACTGAAGACAGTGTCTTGGTGTTGTCTGTATCAAAAACAACGTGATAGTCACCATCTTTGACGACAGTCCCATCGGCCAGGCCGGTAACGTCAACTTCACCAGTGCCCTTATTGCCGACAGCAACCACCTTGCCTTTTTGGAGTGCCTTTAAGAATTCGGCGCTCCGATCTGGTGTATCAGCCATGTTCTAGCTCCTTTCTACTTTGCTGTTAACTTAACCCCGCCCTTGATTCCTTCAGACTTAACTGATTGCGGGGCTACACTTTTGGGCCTGCTGTGAGCAATGCTGCCCCCTTGGTTGTTAAAAGACCTGCGTCAGCAATTGCATAGGCACCATAATCAGTGGAACGTCCCTTGACGTGGTCTTCTGTTGCTACTGTGAGTGCTTGGTTAATGTTAACAACGACTGTATCTGCCACATCCGCAATCAGGACGTCCCCATCATTGACACCAGCATCCGGTTTCACAACTAAACCAAGAATGCTACCAACGCCTCCATTGATTGGGCTAGCAATAAACAACGGACGACCTTGACCATCAACAATGTTTGCCAATTGATTCCAAATGGTTTTGCTATTTGCATAAACTGCTGCCTTGCCAGCAAAACTAGAGTGGATCTTGGCCATGGTGCTAGTGATATCCTTATATGCGATTTGATCCTTATAAGTGGCAACTTGTGGCGTCCCTTTTTCGGCCTTCAATGCAGTCTCAATGCCTAGCGGTGAATTTTTACCATCGCCTTGATGAATCGCAACACCAAGCGCAACACCCAGACGATCCCCAAGCTCTTGAGTCAAGAAACTGATGAAGTCCTCTTCAGACATGCTCTTCATCTTCCAGGACACGGTGGCGACTTTATTCAGCTCGTAACCTTTAAGCACCAATTGACTGAATTTATTTTGCTCATCATCAGCCTGCGTGTTTTCGTCAACCCACTGAGCATCACCAGAAACAATGCCATCGTGCTTGTTGATGGTCAGCGTGCCAGAAACGTTGAATTTCTTGGCATCAGCGAAGGCTGGATATTGTTCTTCTGCGATCTTCCAGATGCCAGCTGCCACAGTGTTAGGAATCAAGGTCGGAGTGTTCCCCGTTTGGTGAGAAAATGGTGCGCCATTAAGGCGTGCGTTTTCCTTATCGAATACAGCCTGCTCTGCAGTATTGAGAGTGTGACCCAAAAGCGTTTTAGCCCATACCTTGTCATAAGTCGGCTGTGTTTTGGCAACAGTGTTCAATTTGGTGTTTTCAAGAGACTTTCCAACACCAACAATGTCGTTGGCTGGTGCTACCTGAGCCAAGGTGATTGGCGCATGGTCATCCAGGGCTGCCAAGTTGGCTTGGTCTTTTGTTTGCTGATCCCACTTTGCGTCCAAATCCTTCACGGACTTCATTGCTTTGTTGGCATCCTCAGACTTCCCCTTATCGATTGCGGTGCGAGCATCGTTCATCAGAGCTTCGCGTTGCTTCAAGTATTCTTCTTTGTTCATGAGGTTATTCCCCTTTCAAATTTAAGAGATTGTATTCTGCATTCAAAAGCGCCATCTGATCATCATCAGACGGCGCTCTTTTTAGTGCTGTTGTGTTTCGGAAGTGTTTCATTTGGTTCAGCGTGGCAAGACTTGGAATCTTATTCAGGCTAGCAGTCATGATCATTTTCCCTGGCTTCTCCGCATTGTCAAACATCATCTTGTCAGCAAACCCTTTTTCAATGGCAGTCTGCGGATCCAGCCAGTAAGTTGAATCCATCAAGTCAAGGATTTCTGCTTGAGATAGACCCGTCTTGGCCATATAGGCATTAGCTATTGCTGTGTTTGACTTCTTTAACAAATCCGCAGCATTCTCCATGTCATGATAGTCACCCATCTGTCCACCGGAGACATTGTGGATCATCATCATCCCTGCAGGTGACATGGCTACGACATCACCCGCCATCGCGATCAAAGATGCAGCGGAATATGCCACACCCACAACGTTCACATTGACCGGCCCTTTATAAGCACGAAGCATGGTGTAAATTTCAGAGCCGGCATCGACAATTCCTCCACCTGAATTGATCTCAACGGATAAGTCGTCACCATTAGCCTTGTTAATTAGATCAGAGACGCTTTTAGGTGAAGCATAGTCATCGCCAAATAGATCGTAAAGCCATCCGTAATCATTAGTAACGATGTCACCTTTAATCGGTACCACTGTCGTCATTATCATCACCTCCTTCCGTTGGATCAGGGGCACCGTCGCTACCAGTTGCTGAAGGCACTGTCCCTGTATCCTTTCGGAGTAACATCTTGTCGCCATCCGGAACTGGTGACAGATTAAAGAATCCACGCAATTCATTCGGAGTCATCACAGCACGGTCAACCAGTTGGACGAGTGACAGTTTGGTTTGCATGCTTGCATAGCTCAAATCGCTTGATTCAAACACAATTGAATTACCAAACGAACGTTGCCGTCGGTTGAACAAGCGGCTCGTCCATTGCTCAGACATCTGCCTAATCACTGGTTCAATCTGACTTTCGTAGTAACTAATCCACTGGTTTTCAGTGTAGCTACTTTGGACAATGGCCTTGTTGGTATGGAAAATTGAGTAGATTCGATCCACAGTCGCATCCATTTGCTTAGCATTTGGCACAAAATCTGTAGGCTGTAACTGGGTTGCATCGGTCTTAGCATCAACACCAGCTGCACCGATTGAATCCTGATCTTTTTGTGTCTGCAGATACGATGCAACAAAAGCTTTCGTATTCTTCTCGATATCCTCCGGGCGCATAGCAGTATTGAATTTTAACAGCCAGCGAACAGCGGCTGAATTCTTGATGGCAGATACAATACCTTGGTCAGTGGTCGTAACAATCTCCATGAGTGGTGCCAACGTCGGGCCATTCGATTCGCCAAAGATTTCGTCCTTGTTGAAATCTTTGCGCAGGTGAATCACCTGCGAATATGGAAATGTGTAGGTCTGTGCATTCTGCATGTAGAACTTGAGATAGAGGTTGCCTTGATTGTCTTGAATGGCTTCGACACTGTTAGCCACGATTGGCCAGATTGCTGTTGGCATTCCATTGGCATCATTCTGGACAAAGGCAAAAGCGTTGTTATTCAGTTCAAGCTGCGTGATCATCTTTTCTTGCAGCATCTGGCCGCTCATTAACGGGTTCGGGTCTGATAACAAGAACTGGATATAAACGTCTGGATTGACTGCGATGCTGTCACCGGCACCGGACCGAATGTGCTTGGCCACTGCTTTGCCGATCGTGGTTGCTTTGACCTCAATGGCTGACCTAATGATGTCAGATTCATAGACCTTGCCATTCCAACCAAAAAAGCCGTTACCGTAGTTGGTAACAAGCTTGTATTCCGGTGTGACTGTGACGCCGCTATTTTTTCTATGAAAAAGATTGTTCCAAAATGCCAAATAATCACCTCCTTACGGTTAAATCAGCGTCTGATATTCTTCTTGATTATTCTCAAAAACAACATAAGCATCGAGTAAAGAAGCCATCCCATCAATTCGTTTGCGCTTGCTTTTTCCCTTGTCAGGTTGGATATTTCCATTTCTGTCAGTCACAATCGTCGTGTTAGACAGACACCATTTCAAGATTGGATTGTTGTTATAGACAATTCGCTTTGAACGAAGATCTGCACCAAGTGAATGCATGGGACTTGATAACGTCTTCACCCCTTGCGGAATTGCATCAAAAGTCTTTTCACCATATCGGAATTCAAGATCCTTGACGAAGTATGTGGCTGACCATGCGTCATAACCGCCTTTGAACAGGTAAATGTCATATTCTTGTTCAAGCTCCTCAAACCAGTCCATGATGTCACGATAATAGACTTTATTACCTTGGCTCGTCCTCAACAATCCTTGATCTCGCCACGTGGCATAAGGAATGTTGTCCTCCTGTGCGCGCTGCTCAAGAGTGTCTTCCGGCAGCCAGTACATTTGCTTAACGTAGATGTGATCATCATTAGGTATCTGGAAGATGACCGTTGCACAAGTCAAGTCAGTCGTCTGCGATAAGTCAGCGCCAGCAATGCCATATCGCGGCTTGAGTTTGAGCGTGTCAAACGTGGCCTCGTTATTCAGTTCATCAAAGGTCAGCCACGACTCAGTCGCTGTCTCACGGATATTAAAATCCTTGCAGACTAGGTTTTTAACCAGTCGGTGATTTGCCTTGGCTTTTTCGACACGTTCAGCCAATGTGGTCTTATTTTTGATCGTGCCAAGTCCAGGGTTTGCCTTGACCCAGCATTTCTCATCACGCCATTCCGCACGTTTGTCGAGTTCGTAGATGAAGAACAATGAACGTTCATCCCTGTAACCTTCGGGTTGATCATATCCTGCAATCGTCATCTCAGCGTCGTCGTAGATCTGATCATAAATATCTTCGCGGATCGTGCCAGCGGTGGATGTGATGAAAATCAGTGGTTGATCCCGTGCAGTGATCCCATCGGCCATGATGTTGTAAAGTGGCTCACCGTTCTTCCACTGGTGAATTTCGTCCATCAGGATGCAAGAAGAATTGAGGCCGTCAAGCGTATCGCTGTCAGATGACAGAGGCTTGAAGACGCCGTCGTTGTAATCTTCTGAAGACAGATCAGCCACATGCGTTTTGATTCGCTTAGCCAAAGCCGGAGATTTTCTGACCATGCGCTTGGCTTCATTCCAAATGATCTTCGCCTGATCCTTCTTCGTAGCCACCGCGTACACTTCAGGCCCAGCCTCACCATCAGCAATCTGCATGTACAACCCAACAGCGGAACCGAGCAGCGACTTCCCGTTCTTCTTACCAACAATCAGGACAACCCGCTGATACTTTCGGAAACCTGCACCATCAACGAATCCAAAGGACGCTGCCAACAGTGCTTTCTCCCAGAGTTCTAGGACAATGTGCTTCCCGCCTGCTGGTCCCTTGCTGTGACGGCAATAGTTCTCGATAAATTCAAGCACGTGATTACCACGACGATTTGAGTAGTACCATTCACTATTGTCATTGTGCATGTCTGCGATGAGCTTCTTGTACGTGCGGTAGATTTTCTTGCCGACAACTTGATCACCACCATTCTGAACAAACGATTGCCAGTATTGAGTAATTGGATCGTAATCAGGTGGATAACTGACATGTCGATCGACACGAATCTTGATCTGAATGTCAGCCATTGCTATTCGCCTCGTTCCTCAACAAAGTCATCAAAGCCGTCGCTCTCTTTGTTGGGATCGGCGGGCATGATTGCGGATTCTCTCGGTAGCAAACTGAGTAACTTATCCATCGCGGCAGTGTATCGATTGATCATCGTGTTGTATGATTTCTGGGCGGGATTCTCAACACGCATCGTCTGCTTCCCATTGTGCATGAGAATCGTTGGCCCTTTAGATTTGACTTCATCTTCCAAGATCTGAAGCGTGATGGTCATAAATGCACATCTTTGGATCAAGTTATCGGCCGCTGCCAACTTCTCCGCTGAGATACCGGATAACGTTTGACGCAACCGCTCATATTCGAGCTGAATGGCCACATCCTGCTTTTCAATCGACATTTTCCGGCTCAATTTCGTCATCCCCTTAAATTTGTTATCCCCCCCTCATACGAAAAAACAACCCGTGTATTATTCGTGTGTTGCATGCCGTTCCTTTTTAAGCAGCTGCTTATGGCTTCGCAGGGGGGACCGACTAACTGGTACTAACTGACCATGAGCATCAAACATAACGTCAGAACGAACAGCAGCCGTCTTCTCAAAGTGTTCCTCTTGGTGACAATCGAAGCAAAGATACTCTAAGTTGTTCCAGTTAAGCGTGATGCTTGGGTCATTGATGTTGCCTGCTGTGATGTAGTGCTTGTGGTGGACGATGTAGCCGGGCTTGATGATACCTCGCTTCAAGCAGCGCTCACACAATCCACCGACACTGGCAATGTAGGCGGCACGCGTCTTCTTCCACTCTTTACTGTGATAGAAAGGCTCGCTGATCTCTCGTGGTACCATGGCCATCGTATCCACCTCCCAATGACATAGTAAAAGGACAACCGTTTGGCTGTCCTTCTGTGAATAGTATTATTAATTATTCCATCTTATTGGTTGTATCACGTCACAAATCGTCCTCGAAATCGAGTTTTTTATGCCGCAGTTTAGTTTGTGTATCTAGCCGTTGCATTGACCCGCATCTAAAAGAAGTGCTGTGATTAACCTCTTACTTGTAAAGAGCCTTGTTGACTGATAGATACTGGTCCTCATATCCATTGGATTGAAGTCAATATTTGAGCATTTCCACAAAAACAGACCAGCATATCTGCTGACCCGTCTTGTTGCACTTTTGATGTTTCCATCATATTTCGAAATATCAAGAGATACCATGCAATCAATGCGTATACATAAATTTGGTATTCAGTAATCTAGCCTGTTCTCTAATTGACGCCGTTGCTCTTCCAACTCATCAATCCAGTTCAAGCGGCGATGCAGTTCCGCGTGCTTGGCCCTGATAGTCTCATATGAATATCCTAACTTGTCTGCTATATCTTCCAACGACATGCCTTGAACATATTTCATTTTCAGTATCTGGTTCTCGTATCCGCTGAATGAATCAATCAGTTTTAGGAGATCATACTGCTCAGCCTTACATTCAGTCAGCTTGGTCTGCAGCTCTGGCACTTCCTCACCGACATGTGCGGCACGAGAATCACTGCCCGATACGTGGAGCCTGCTCAAATCACCTTCTGACCATCGATCGACTTCAGCGTTGGACTTGCGTATCTTCCATTCCAGATACCTGATCTCATCGTCCAGTTCAAGATAATCTTGAAGCCACTCGAACCGACTTTTGTGTTCACGACTCAACGGCCCCACTCCTTGTGATAGAATTAGTTTGTTAATGATTCAGGAATGGCTGCCATCGTGCGGCTATTTTTTTGCATTTTATTTCAATACTTCCCAAGACACTGCTACTTTATAAGCATTGAATGAAAACCCAAATGCGTTCTTATCCAAATATTGACGAAGCTCAACATGCAGATCAGGCAGTTCAGACTGAAGCCGTTTCACAAAACGCGGATCTTCAAATCGCCGCTTTTGATAAACATCCATGTCATTCTTTCGATCATAAACTATCAGTGATTTATATCCTTTTCGGGCTGCTTCAATCAGAGACTGTTCAATCCTGGTGTTTTTAATCCACCGATCAAACCACGTATCAAACGCTCGCTGGTCTTCCCTACGAAGTGTCTTGGCCATATTATTCATTTCTTAACCTCCGCTTTGTCTGATTACTTTTTAGCCTTATCATCTAGCAATTCAGTTTGCCCCTCAGCAGGCTTATCGCCATCCACATCCAATTCAGTCTGGTTCGGTGTGAATACCATCTGTGCATTGCCCTTCAAAACTTTTGCGAATGAATCACGTTTGCCGTCAAGCTCTTTAGCTTGAATCCGTACTTTTAGTTCAACCACCTGATCCTTGTTCACAGTTTTTTCGGTTGAGTTAATTACGTTACCGAATACAGTGATGCTATTATCTTTTAATTCTGTCATGGCGTTAGCCCTCCTTGATTTGTTCGATGTATATCTCAACGTGTGGTTCGTTACTGTAAAACTTGGCAATGTGAGCCTCAACAATCTGCGCATCATCGACCCATACAATGCCCGTCAGCGGATCCGTGACGGCTTTGAAGTAGTTGTCGACATCGCCTTTGATGACTGGTCGCACAACACCTGCCGCTTTGTCCCTTTTGAGCCGTTTACTGCCGGTTTGCTGTATTGGTCGGTAGATTGTCACTCGGCAGATCAACGGCCCTGAGAGCGGCTCTCCTGCGTACTGATCGCGTGCAGCAACAGCCACCTCATTCTTGTACGCTTTGCTTTTTGGTGGATCATAGGTAGATACGAACTTGCCCCTACTGGCAAAGCGTGGCCGTCCTTGTGGCACAGGTTCCCCAGGTATATTTATCTTAATCATCATATGAATATCCTTATAAACCACCAGAAACAATAGATTGGCCATGCTGCCGCAAGCAGTATCGCGACGAGTGCAATGATTACATTTGTCCAGCTGCGCTTCTCTGGCTCGTCTCTTGCCCTGTGTTGTTGCGACGCTTGATAGAACCAGATGACTTGCTCAATTGGCGTCTCATCAATATTCCATCGCCTGCCATCGGCGACATAATATGAATGGCCATCATTGCATTCAAACATCTATCTTTTCCCCCAATCTGTTTAGGACATTTGAGGCTTCTTGTACTGAGCATCCAATCTTCCACTGCTCTCAATGCGTCCTCAAATACGTCCTGTTTAGTTTCCTTAGTCATGCTCGGTCTCCTCCAACTGTTCCCTGTTGTAATCGATGATGCGTTGATAGCCATCATGTGCTTGCCACGCGCAATCATACAGGCCACACAGATCAAGCTTGCCGATTGCATTGTTCGCGGCATCGATAGCCTTTTGTGCCGCGTCTATGTCAGCTTTAGTCGTCATTCTCGTCCGCCTCCAGCAGCTCCGGATTCTCCCTGAACTTAATCTCTCGTTTCATTGTTTTTCCTCCAGTAGCTCTGGGTTCTTAAAAATATTGCCAATGACCTCACGGCTTGTAATCTCGCTAAAAAGTTCAATTGCCTCTTGCATTTTCTCATTTTCGATTAGCCATGATCCTTCCCGCATGATTACTTGACCAATCATCGGCTCAGGATCTCCAATGTTGTCTTTACCGGTGCGCACGATATCGCCTTCGTAGATTTTCCGCCCGTTCTTGTCTGTCAGGCCGGTGTATTGCATCACGGTACTACTATCTGCGAAGTGAACTACGCCACCTCCATACACGATAAGCTCATCATCGTCGAACGTGATTTTGTGAACCGCGACCATTTCTTCGCCGGTCCAACGTCTGAACTTAAACTCTTGTTTCATTTCGTCGCCTCCCATTCTTTGAGATAGCAATCATTGCAAACCGGAAGACCAAAGTAGCCATTGTCGGTGAAAAGCTGCCGAGACGTGTACGTCTGGCCAAATGGTAGATCCTTGCCGCAACTAGCGCAGTTCACCCGCAGATCCATGTCGTCAGTGACCAGCAAAATATTCCAGTCCGGATGCAGTCGCCTGATCTCGCTCAATGTTTTCATCATTAATCACCCTTAACTTTAGTCGGCAATGAGGTCAGCCAATGCAAAGCATTCGTCCCACTTTTCTTGTGGTACCTCATCAAAAGATTCATAACCCATTTGTTCAACTGCGACTTGTAAAGCCCATGCTGGTTCAAACATTTTTTCACCTTCAATTTCAAAATCTCTTTTAGACTACTTTCATCAACTTTTTGTGATAATCGACCCATTTTTTCACTTCATCTTCGGGCCCAGAAACTCGCTGGGCTTGTGGCAATTTGCCGACCTGGCGCAATCTATGAACCCGTTGATAGATGCCATGGTCGCTTCGACCTAATAAATTTCTCAGTTGACTAATGTTGTTGGTCACACCATAAGAGTCGAACTCAATATTTTGGATCAACTTAGCGTCATCCTCGGCTGTCCACCTCCGAGATCAATTCCGAAGCATCAATCCCGACACCTTCAGCGATTTGATCAAGCGTGTCCAGTGTGATGTTCTTGCCGGACACCGCATTGAGCATTGTTGAAGTTGAGATGCCAGTGTTGCGTGCATATGATTTCTGCGTTCGGTGAGTCGCTTTCATGTTTGCCCGAAGATTGCGGGCAAGATTTTCTTTACTGCCCATCTTCAATCCTCCATTTCAATCAAGTCGTACCGGTGATTCTTAACGAGGAAACGATAGAGCTGATCCTCTTCGGTGTATTCCTCCGGATTCGCCCACAGTCGTTTGATTCGTGCGTGTGAATATTTCATCTTTCGGTTCGTCTGAATAAGATAGTCCACGCGAGCTTTCACCTCTTCTGTCCTCATTCGCCCGCCCCCTTTCGCTGATCGAAGATGCCTTTGACACCGAAGCTGTTTCCTTGTCCATGTTTGGCCATGCGGGACAAAGTTCGCTCGCCGTATCTTTTCTTCAGGTCTTGGCCATGCAAGTTAGTAGTGACAATCGTTGATTTATCTTCCCGGTTCCTAAAAACCTCATCCGCTGTCTGAAGATCAAAGTTACTACCACGCTCAGAGCCTAGATCATCGATTACAACAACATCTGCTTTGCCAATTTCGCGCATGATCTTCTCATTCTTCATCCGTATATCTTGAGCGTTGTCGCTCATGCCAGACTTGAGCTGTTGCATGAGTGCATTCCAATCAATGAACAGACAGCTCTTGCGATAACTGGTCTTCTTGCGCACATCCATCAAGATGCCATTAGCAATATGCGACTTTCCAACGCCGGTATCACCAACGATCAATCCGTGTATAACATCACCACGAGCAATTCTATTTGCCAATCCGACTGCGAAAAGTTTCAGTTGCTGCTGACCGATACTGTCGGTTCTAAAGTTGCTGAAATCCTCGCCCATGACATCAACGCTGCTGAAGACCGAGTATGCCAAGTAATAACTGCGAGTCCGTGATTTTCGCGCTTTTCTCTCAAGATCTGGTTTTTGCTTCTTGGGTTCCGTTGGCGGCTGTTTATAACCACAGTACATACATGCTCCAGCCATTTTCTTACCGGTAACACGGCTTAATGGCTTAGGACGATAAAGTGGCTTCCCACAATCTGGACAAAGCTCACCAAACGTTTCAAGTGCAGCCCAGATGCTTGGGCTTATTTGAAGTCCGTTCATATTTCACCTCGGTTCAACCTAATTTGTTTCCAGAAGTTCAGAAAGGCAGATCATCGTCACTGACGTCTCCTTGGTTGTGGTAGACCTGAGACTCCATACTGCGACCGATTGCCTGCTGCTGTTTGTCCTGCTGACGTTTGATTTCGAGAGCCTTAATGGCCTCAACACTGGTCAGTTTTTTAGATTCCCAGTTTTGCAAGATCGAATTTGCATAGTTGTAACGCCGCACATTGTTGTCGACAGATATATCAAGTGCCTTTTTTACAATGGCGATTGCCTGCTCTTCACTCGAACCAATCTTTTTGAAGTCATCGACCCAGTACATCAGATCTTCGCGAGTCTTTGAGCTAATCATTCCGAAGCCGTTGTTCTCCCAGAATTTGACCAGGTCTCCTCGCCCTAATGACGACAGACTCTTTTTTTCTTTTTCTTTCTCTAAGTTCTTTAGTAATTCTTTAGGTTCTTGTTTATGCTCAGAGCGTTGTTCAGACCGTTGTTCAGGTTGATGTTCAGCTCCTTGTTCAGACCGTTTACTTTTTTCTGGTGAAAATGTCTGATAATCCGCGTAGTTTAGGACTTTAATCGATGTTCCACTCGTTCTCGATTTTTGGACTTCGATCATTTTGTCCTCAACCAAAAGACGTAAGAACTTGTCTACAGTATTTCTTGATGCTCCCCAGGTCTCTGACAATTTCTTGATGCTCGTGAGGCGCTGGCCAACTCCTATGGTGATCAAGTTGCCATTGACCAGAATCTTCCTCGGCTCGTGATTGACCATCATGATTAAATCCATCCACCATTTCGCGTATCGCTCATTTCCGTTCGCCCAGATCCAATTTGAGCGGATGGAGCGATACAGCTTGATCCAACCTCCGTCCGCCATCAGATCACCTCTGCTTTATCGACAAGTACCAGTCAGGTGATGTTGGATGAGGATCATAGACGAAAAACTCGGCTGGTGTAACTTGAAGATATTGGCACAGAATATCGAGTGTGCTGAGTTGGATCATCTTGCTACGGTTATAAACAATGGACGCCAAGGAACTTCGTGAGATTCCCGTATCCACTGCTACTTGAGTTGTCTTAAGTTTCCGTTCTGCCAGCAGCACTGCAAGATTATTTCGAATAGCCATCAGCTCACCTACTTATCTACGCTGTCGTCGCCATTGAAGAAATCTTCAGCCTTTTTGGCAGTCTCTGGATCAACCGAATCCGGATCTTCATCCTCGGTGGCATTAGATGCCCACTTCGGATCTGTCGAAAGTTCACCGGTTTCAGCATCGTAAACTTGCGGCTTCTCGTCCTTAACAACCGCGTCCTGCATCTGGATCGAAAGGATTCCCCACTTAGACAGCAAATCGCGGATCACAGTCTTCGTGGCCATGGCGTCAAAGTTTGATTTCCAAACTCCTGACCGCTGTCCGTTGTAGTTGCCAGATTTACTGTATAGCTTGCGGTGTTGATCCATCTCCTCAACTGTCCAGTAAGTTGTCTTCTGAAAACCGTTCAGCAGCTCAAAGTGTCCAACGTATCCCACGACTTTTTCGCTGGTCTTTTCACCGCGTTCATAAGTCTCTGAGAAGGGATCCCAGTTGGTGATCTCGCCCTCATGAACAACTCGGGCATTAATCGATTTGTATTGACCTGTTCTCAGGGCTAACTGAATATAACCGCGGTAACCCATTTGTGGTTGAGCTCGTTTCAGATACTTCCCGGTGGCCTTGTCCTTTTCATTGAAGGGCACAATATACATATAGCCGAGGTTGGGATCGATAGGCAGATTGAGTGTGGCTGCAACCATCGCCGATGAGATAACGCTCATGGCATCGACGCCTTGAAGTTGCTGACTGCTATTGACCACATTGATGATCGAACTAGTGAACTGCTGCGCGCTTTTACCAAGCACCTCGTTGAACCGTTTCTGCATAGCTGGTGCACTCAGGAGATCTTTGACCACCGATCCAGCACTGGATTTACCCTTTGCTTGTGAGACTTCGTTTAATTGTTTTTGCAAAGATGTTGTCGCCATTAGTCTTCATCCTCCTTGATCGGTGTAATCCGAAGATGCTGGATCTCGCTTGGCATAACGATCAAACTTGATCCGTCTTTGTCATCAATTGTCACCGCACCAAACGTGCCATCAGGAACGTAGACATGATCAGCCTCTCCTGATAAATGTCCATGATTGCTGTATAAATCGTATGCAACGTTGTAATAGTCCATATTCAATCTTCTTTCTTTTTATTAATTCGTAGAACGCGACTACCTCGCTTGTTCTTGTGATTGGTAATTCTGAACTCTTCTGTTTCCGCAGCAGAAGCATCTTTCATCTCCTGGCGTACTCGATTGGCGATCGCATCAATTAACTTGGACGTGCTATTGACGGAGTTGGAAAGCTCTTCTCGGTTCCGAAGCAGCTGATTTATGTCATGGCCAAGTTCAATCACTTCGCCGTCCTCATCCGGATATAGCGATTTGAGTGCCGCAGTAGTTGCCTTATCTCCGTCAATGTCTGGTTCCTCATCGTGAAGGATGTGCTTTGTCCACCAATCGATGAGCATCGGCTCAAAAGTATCGATAGCCTGTTGATCGCGATCAACCTTCTTCCATCCAAAGCTGTGACCGCCTACAAGATAGGCAAAATAGACATATGGTCGATCCAAGACGTACATGTAGTGCTGGACCTGCAGTTGATACGCAATTGGGATATTGTCATCTGCCCATTCGCTAGATTTATATTCCATTGCTGTCTTGATTTCGAGAAAACCAGGTTCTCCAACAATATCGCGATCAATATTGGCTCGAAGGAACTCATGATCCGGTCGATAAAAGGTTTTGTTTTGGCGATACACCTTCTTACCGCTGACTTGCTCAAATTCCTTAGCCAGAATTGGTTCCATGATCGTTCCCCAATGAGTGAACTCATTGCCAGTATCATTAATCGGCAAGCGACCCGTCTTTTCAGCCCAGACACTGTATGGTGATCGCCAAGGCGACATGCCAAGAATGGCAGCTACATCAGAACCACCAATTCCTTGACGGCGAAAATCTAGCCATTCAGCATGATTGAGCTTGGCAGTACTGATATACTTTGGTTTCATAACAACCCCCTAGTTGATGACCTGAGTGGCACCGAGACTGTCTAGGAATTCAAGTGCTTCATCTTCATCAAACAGCTCACCCTGATATAGCCAGTATGTGTGTCCAGGATGAAGCGCATTGCCTTGGTAGTCTTCCAGTTCCTCAAACTTCGACTCTTCACCCCAGCCACTTTTTTCGGCATGGTGAAGATCATTGATGTTGTCCCACTGATGCAAGCTCATTCGATCCACTGCCTCCAATTTCCTTTGTGGCCTAAGCAGTGACCAACAATCACGCCGAAGCCACCTGCAATTAGTAAATAGCCAATCATTATTCACCAATTCCTTTCGCAATTTCAGGAAAGTAGTTACGCATAAACTCAGAAAACTTGACTGGTTCGAAAGTCCAATCTTTGCCACCATCTCCCGCATACATGACCATTCGATATCTGAGAATTTCCATAAATTCTGGCTTTTCCAAAATGTTTTTCTTTAGCCAACGCATGTCATGCTTATATCGCTTGACAACATCCTTTGTTGACCACCACTCTGACATGTCGGCACGCTGTTCAAGATCTTTACGTCGACTGGTTTCAATTAGCTCCCAACCTGTCGGTAAAGTGACCGTAATTTCTGGTTGTATTTTAAAAGCATCCGTGTTGGTTCACCTCTCCAACTTTTGTGCCTCAAATGACGAAAACTCGTCTACTCGAGTGATTGCTATAAGCCCTAAAGCAACTATTCCAAGCAGTCCAACCCGCAGCGTTGCATGTGGGTTTTTCTTTTGCAATTCTCTAGAAACTGCTGCTTCTAACAAATCAATCGTCTGGCATGCAACCACCGGCAATTCTTTTCTAATCACCTTTTGCGACTCCAAACGTACTTCACTCCTTTATTGCTGATCGAATGGCAGCCAATCCCTTTTTTGTGTAAAGCCATTGCGGCACTTCTTTGTCACTGTGCTGTGACTTGCTGGCCGACCAACGTCCGAATTCATTCTGGCCAGGTTGTTCTGCTTTGATCCCGATTCGATTGGCAATACGTCCTACCTTATTTGAAGTGATGCCTAACTTTTCAGCCACTTGGGTAGCGCTGAACTCCTCTGTTCGCATTGTCGGCAACACCATCTCACCAGTGATTGCTTCAGCCGCCTTTGCCAACAGCGCCTGCTGCGAGCTAATCGATCCGGCTTTCATAGCAATTCGGTACAAAGCGTTCGCTTGTCGCGTCTTGGCATTGTTGCTCATGATCTCAAGACGCATGTTTGCAGCAATTTTGGGACTGCCACTCTTGACGGCAACTCGCATATTGAAATAGTTATCGACCAGTTGGTCGTATACTTCCCATGCCTTGTCATCTTCAAGAATCTTTAACAGTTTTGAATAGCCGCGCTCTGAAAGAAGATAGATGTTAGCTGAAGCGTTAATTTGGTTCTGTGTAAATCCGCTATCCTTCAAAAAGATAGCGAAATCTGGTCTGGCTAGATCGAGAATGTCGATGCCATTTACAAACCGCTTTCGATTCCGGTTGATCAGCTCGTTGATTTTGAAAACGGGGCGCTGATGAATCTGTGCGATATCTTTAACTAACATCGCCTTTTTGTCTTCACCAAATCCTCCTTCGATACCCGTGAATTCAATGTGGCCGATGTGTTCATGGCCGATTACTTTTAATTCGTTCATTTGGATTCCTCCTTTACCTTTGCAAGAAAAGCGATAACAGCGGCGCGATTGCGTTCCGCTGCAGGGCCAAACGCCATTCCGCCCATCAAATCCCGTACATATTGACTTGACCAGCCAAATTTTCTTGCGACCTCGGCTTGTGTTAGATCCAAGTCAATAAGTTGCTTTTTGAAACGCTTCAACATCGTTGACATACCAGTGGTCACCTCCTAAAAAATTAGTTTAGTTTTCAGTTGAATTTGATTGACACTAAGTGTTACTGGGTATAATATCTAGGCATAGAAAAATCATCAAAAAAGAGTTTGCTTTTATACCGCCTGCCAGTGGATAAAGTCTCTTTCTTTGGTCTTTTTCAAATCAAACTTAACTGATGGGTACAGTATAAAACCCAGTTGAATATAAAGTCAATAAAATTCAACTCAATTTCAAAATTTTTTGGAGGGATTTTTATGAGTGCCCTGTACGACCGCATTTATTCGCTTGCCAGCACTAGAGGAATGTCAATTCCAGAGGTTGCAAAAAAGGCTGGTCTGAGTTCTGCAATTATCTATCGATGGAGGACTAACGACGCCAACCCAACAAAGCCTTCATTGATCGCCGTAGCAACAGCATTAGGCGTTTCTGAAGATGAATTAGTTGGAAAAAAAGAAGTAGATCCACAAGAAGAGCTCGCTAGCCAAGTAGGTGCGCTCTTCCGCTCAGTGGTTAAACAGCAAGACCTTGATGAAGATCACTCTAAAGACCTCAAAGAAGAAATGGAAGATCTCCTAAAAGTAAGAGCAAAACGGTTGAGGGAAAAGCAAAATGGAAAAGGTTAATTATAAAGGCGCTGACATCTTTGCACATAAAATAGAAATTCTTGTGAGGAAGCAATTCGACAATGCCGTTGAATACAACGCTGTTCCCGTTATTACTGCTGCAATTCAGGAGCTGCCAGACGATTTTTTCCCATTTCCTCTGCGTGATGGAATTCTCGGAACAACGATTGTAGACTCAGCCGTCACCGTGACCATTAACAGCAATATTGATAATAACTCGCGAAGGTACTTCACATATGCACATGAGCTTTGCCATGTGTTACTCGACACGGAATATCTACGATCAAACCCTGGCATTGATGTCCAAGATGATAACGGATTGCCAAACGCCTCGAATTACTCTAGAGAGCGACGAGCAAATCGATTTGCAGCACTATCCTTACTTCCTGATTCAGTTCTGAATGCTGTCATGATGGAGGGAAAGACAGCAAAATACATTCATGAGCATCAAAAAGTGTCCTATGAAACACTCAAATACCGAATTGTAGATTTTGCCCAATCAAGGTTTCTTTTGCCGCGTTCCCTGAGCATGAAGCTTGCAGAAGCTTTTACTGGCACTGAACAGAATCGGCGGACTAGGGCTAGCATTTCAGGATTCTGGAACGCAGCAGAGGATGCAGCCATTAGCGAATTATCTCGCGAAAGAATCATAAAGAAAAATAAGGACCTCGTGTTAGGCATTGTAGACCCGCTAATTTTGGTTGATCGCGAACGAAAAAAAGAAATCAAGGAACGAAACCGCCAATCCAAAAACGTCTATGATATGGATCCTGAAATTGGAATTCATATGTTGGCAGAATACATTGATGATTTTGATATTTCTGATACAGATGACGCTGATTTTTAAAACTAAAAAGCCCTGATCCATCAGTCGGATCAGGACAATGTAACACTTCAAAAATATAGTACCACGGAGGTTATTATGAAAAAAGTAATTGGCTTCGCAATGATCGCCCTTGCGTCATTGAGTCTGGCAGCTTGTGGTAGTCAATCAAACGGCAAGTCTGCAAACAAAAGCGGTGACGTTGCATCAAAGTCTGAACAACCAACTGCCACCAACAAAAAGATTGCAAAGGAACTTGAGGCCAAGTTTAACACAGACGGCGAAAAAAATGTTGAGACCAAGATTCAAACGGACGTGGCAGATGATACCGACAAGACTGGCCATCAAGTGATTCAGGTCATTCTCACGAATCAAGATTCACTGAAAAACATGAAGGCTGCCAAAGACGCCCTCGACAGCAACACTGCTAATGACACGCAGAAACTGTCTATCAAAGGCGTACAGGTCAACGTCGAAGAAGAGGCCAAGAAACTCGCCAATGGCAAGGATCAAATCGAATTCGGGTGGACACTTGGTTCCGCTGATCAGCTAGATCTGATTGCTAAGTCAACTAAGACGAAGAACTTGATTGACATCGTGGAATAAGCACTAGAAAAAATGGAGGTCTGTATGCCGACGTCTTCATCAATTGACCAATACGTAAAGGATCGCGTCGAAGATCAAATCCAATGGTATGACACAAAATCAAGCCAGCAAAAAAATTGGTTTTACTTTCTCCGGACGATCACAATAGTTACTTCTGTACTAGTTCCATTTACCGCCGGGCTTGTGGTCTATTGTCGCTATTTTCTTACTTTTACTTCTTTTTTAGGGATTGCCGCTTCTATCGCTGAAAGCATTTCAAGTCTTACAAAGGTCCAAGAAAAGTGGATCCAGTATAGAAATATAGCGGAACAACTCAAACATGAGTTGTATATGTTCAAGATGAAAGCTGGTGTATACGATGACTCCAGGTCAGACATCGACAAAACATTTGTCGAACGGGTAGAGACCATCATCTCAAGCGAAAACGTGAATTGGGCAAATTTGAACAATAACTCTAAGGAAGGTAAATAAAAATGGGACACAAGTGTTTTATTTCATTCAAAACAGAGAACAAAGATTATAAAAATCAAATCCAAAACGATCTGGACGTTGACATGATTGATCGGTCCTTGAATGAACCTATAGCTTCAACCGATGAAGATTACATCATGCAGAAAATACGTCAAGATCATCTACTTGATTCAACAGTAACTATTACACTATTAGGCTCATATAGTGCAGAGAACTCAATGACGGAGAATCAAAACTTTATAAAAAGAGAAATGCAGGCGTCTCTATACAATTCCCCTAACGGCATTCTCGGTGTTGTTCTCCCCGAAATGTACGAGTCGGTTTATCGAGGCCAGTTTACATGTTCAATTTGTGGACAAAAGCACAATTACGTAAACATTGACAACAGCACTACGATACGTGAGTTCAACTATAATTATTATCTTCCACTAGCAGCAGGAAAGCACATCTGGTCCGAAGAGGACAGATATTGCGTATTAGTCCGATGGGATGATTTTAAGGTTGATCCAAATGCATACATCAATCAAGCCTTCGATAAACGGACTTCACCGGCTCGTGACAAGATTAAGGTCTTCCCAAAATAAAAAGTGCCCTCAGTTAAGGACACTATACGTTTTTTCAAAAATTTCTCTCTTCACAGGCCATCGTTCACCATCAGGTCCAGTGATAATCCAGTCGCCTGGATTGGCATGCATTGTACCTTCAAGTGTCTCGATATTCAGTGGCTTGTCAGTTTGATATGCCTTTACTGGGATTGGCTTTTTAATAACGTTAATTGTCTTGGACATACAATCACCACCTTGGTTGTATTCTAACACAAAGGTGTCTACCCCATCGCCTATAAAGCTTAGGTAAACGCAACGTAAAAGCCCTAGCAACAATAGCTTATGAAGTACGCTCTTTGCGTGCCTCGTTACATCAAAGAGGGAGGCAAGCAACATGGCAACAATCAGCATAACCCAAGAAAATACTGGCAAATGGCGCTACCGTGTTTACTATTATGACAACCAAGGTATACGCCACGCCAAAAGCAAGCGTGGCTATGCCCGTCAAGCAGCAGCTAAACGTGATGCCCAGATCTTAGCCTCCGAATTAGAACAAGGCGCTAACATGCTTGATCGCGAAGTCGGCTTTGTTAACTACTTTGAAGAGTGGCTCACTCGCTATAAGCGAGGCAAACACGCCAAGGTTACCGAAAATCGGTACGATTATTTTAAAACGGCGTTAAAAGACTTCTTTGGTGTCGCTAAACTCAAAGACATCACCCTTGATCGATGGCAAGATTTCATCAACAGTTACGGCAAAACACATGCCAAGGATACTGTCAGAAAAATTAACGCCTATGTACGTGGCATGGTCAAGGCTGCCATCAACAACCAAATACTTAACCGGGACTTTACTCAGGGGGTTGAGTTTGTTGGCAAAGCTGCAAAAGATCCTGGCCTTAAATTTCTTGAACTCCCCTTTTTGAAAAAGCTCAAAGACCTAGTCTATAAAACAGCAAATTTCCAAGCGAATACTTCATATGCAATTGCCGTCGGACTAGGCACTGGAATGCGATACTCCGAAGTGGTCGGCTTGACATGGGCTGACGTCGATTTCAAAAACCAGCAACTCAATATTGATAAAACTTGGGACTATCATTTCGGACAAGGCCTCATGCCCACAAAAACGCCCTCCTCTGTTCGAGTTATTGATATGCCGGACGATCTTACCCAACTGTTGAAAAAGCTCAAAAAAGAGCAGACAGAGGCTTTTATGGCTCAGGGCTATCGGGATCCTCTCAATCTTGTTTTTAGAAGTACCCGACATTTAGTCCCGACAGATGCGGCCACAAACAAGATGCTTAAGAGCTATCAAACCCAAATCCAGGTACCGGCGCATAAACAAATCACCTTCCACGGTTTGAGACATGATCATGTTGCTTATCTAGCTAGTCAGAATGTGGACATCTATTACATTTCTCGTCGTCTTGGCCATAAAGATGTTTCAATGACTCTCCGTATCTATGAGCACATGTTCAAAAAAGCCGAAGCTAAACAGGTTAAAAAAACACTCAAAGCACTCGATAATCTCTGA